CAGACCTTTCGTAGAGTCGGCCACAATAGCCTGCTGAATCTGCGCGGCGATGTCGCTCGGAAGATCGCCTTTTTTCTTCACGTTGACGGCCACATAAACCGCCAGGCCGGCAGCGCGCTGGAATGTCATAACAGCTTGATTGCCTGTGACCGGAGACGTCACGTCGACCTTGACGCCGGTAGAGCCTGGTGCATCCACCCACGTATCGGTTTTGTTGTTGTAGCGCGGAAACATCGGCGTGCCAGGGTTGTGCTTCTCGTACATGGCCAGGCCAATGCCAGCATCCGACCCTCCATTGACGATAACGGCGATTCCGCAATAGGGAACCCCGTCAGCGTCGAATGGGTTGACGCTGGTGTTTTGCAGAACCACAACGTCAGTCACGCCGGGCACGTTTGCGATATTACCGATCATGTTGTCGAGCATGTTGCTGCCGGCAAGGGCAACCGAACGATTGCGGCGCGCACGAAACTCCTCGTTCGACTCGGCGTCGTCGCCTGGAGCGGCTTCGGAATTGGTGACCGATGACCAGCCGGGGAATGGCGTGCCGATGATGGTCAGATCGCCGGCCGAGGCCAGAACGCGGCCCGGGGTTGAGCATATGGCAAACCCCGTGGCCGTCATACCGACGCCAATGACGATAGCGGCCGTGGTCAGCCATACGGTGTTATCGACCCGACTGCGAACTTGTGAGCCTTGAGGAATCACGACTCCAGCAGGACCACTAACGGTGATCGGTGCAACAGAGTAGGTCGCATCACGGATCGGCACGCCAGAGATCTTGCCGATGTCGCGCAGGGCTTCGCCGGTTGCACTGTCGGGGTCTTTGCTGCGGTAGGCAGCGATGACAGCCTCATCCAGGTTAGCCATTAGTTCGGCGTCGATGCCGATGCGCTGACCGTCCGGCGAGTCAGAGTCGATGTTCCAGTTCGGATCAATCGCCAGCGTTCTTGTTTTGATGTCGCTCAGGTACTCATTGAGCGATCGCCCGGTGATACCTTGTTCGGTGATTTCAGCCATTAGATAACCGCCTGCACATAATTGATATCGGCGCTGTCGCCTGAGCTGCTGACGATTGACGCGCTCACGGTTAGCTGCCGTGTAGCGATGTCCGTGGTCACGCTGAAGGCCGTCATACCGGCGCAGCCTGGGGTCAGCAGGATTCGGCGACGGATCACTGATTCGCGCGATGCCAGGGCCGAGCCTTTGCCAAGGACGCTGCCGAACCAGTCGGTACCGTCGGCGGTGTCGAGAAACCACTCGCCCAGGAAGAACTTGAGGCGGGTCAGCACGTTCTGCGCGACCTCTTCCGCGCTGTAGCCGGTCAGGAATTGATCCTTGCCGAGCGCCAAGTCGCCGTCTTCGTCCAGTTTTCTTACCGTCATGGGTTGACCACTCCTGAATTGCCGCTGCCTGACTGCACGCCGTTATGGGTGTGCTCGAAGCCGATGCTCACGCCCTGGTTGGTGATGGCGGTCTCGGTGGTAACGGCCTGCTCGAAGTTGGCCGGCCGCTCGAAGTTCGCAGGGCACTTGACGTTGAGCGACACGCCGTCAATCTCCAGCGTCTTGTCGTCATGAATCCAGAAGTAGGCCGTGCCGTCATTGCTGCGCAGGCGGATGCCGTCGTTGGAAAAGTTGCTGATCGCGCCCGGGATAGACCGGATGCCCGGGATGAAGTAGGCATCGTTGATCGAGAAGCGCCGAGGCTCTGACTTGACCGCTACGCCGCCTTGGTCGACCCAGGAGTCGATACATTCCTGCGAGAAGAACAGAACGCCCTCAGTGCCATTGGCAACCCGGCATTCCAGGGTGCCGCCGGCTGCGCCCCAGAACTGCACCGGGACGCAGATGATCGGGCGGCGCGCTTCCTGTTTGCCCTGGCGATCCTCGAGCATAAGCCCGATCTGGACTTCCGCCATCTGGGTGTCCGGATCAAACTTAAGGACATGCCCCGGGATGCTTGTGCGCATATTGCCCTTCAGGTACTCGCCGAAGACTTCGCGCAGCATCCTGGAGAACTCTGCCTGCGTTCTTGAGGCGAGCGGATCGGTCATCGGGTGGCCCTGTTTGAGATATCGGCTTGTGCGGCTGCGTTCAGACGAAGGCAGCTGATCTGTGTTTCCCACTGGTCGCCATGGGAGTCCCCGACGAACACCAGCGAGTTGATCTTGTAGTAGCCCTCGCCAATAGTTCGCGGGATTGCGTCGGAGTAGAACGCCCCGGAGAACTCGAAGCGCGGCGCCATCGATTCCAGCTTGATGGTGTCGCCGAGCTTAAGTTTGGGGTTGAGGATGTAGCGGATGCCGACCTCGCTATCGGTTACTACTGGCGAGCCGATCATCCCGGTGTCGCCGCTGATAGTGGCCTTCATGTTCATGGCGAAATCGCGCTTGATGATTTTCATCACGTCGTTCTCGACCATCCAGTCGAACTCGAAGGCTTGCGCCAGTTCATTCATGCAGGCCCTGGGGCTGCCTTGCAGGACGGTGCCGCGAGATCGACGCTTGAGCCCTGAGAAGTCGCCGTAGAACTGAATCTCGGCGCCATATACCGAAGCGCACTCTTCAATGATCTGAACTGGATCGGTTTCTGGCGATAGCGTCAGATTGATGCTGGTCAGATCTCGATCCTTGGCGAGGGATGCGCAGAAGAACTTGATGCCCCTGGTGGCCCCACCATCCTCCAGAACACGCTGAACGTTTGTGACCTGCCCGACAAAAACAGCGCCAAACAGATCCGAATAACCCGCCTCCAGAGAAATAAATTTGTACTTGCCATCAGGTCCGTCGCCAAGCATCTGCCTGGCGACGGACTCCCTCATGTTGTACAGGGTGATTTCCGCAATGCTAAAGGCGCCGCCGGCGAAGTGAGTCGCCATGAAGGTGATACGCAGCCCCTCAACGTCAGGGGTCATCTCATAAGAGAGCGTGCCAGTCTCGCGCCCGACCTTCAGCCGGTAGCGACGCAGGAAAATTTCATCACTCATCGGACCACACCAGTAGGTTGGCGACTCCCAGGTTGTCCGGGGTCGGTTGCTCGCCCTCAAGCGTCAGAGAGCCGTATGTGATTTCTGGCGGCGGGTACAGGCCGGCGAGCAGGTCGACACCCGGCAGCAGGAAGCGGCCCGATGTCAGCGGCACGCCAAGGGCGGTCAGGATGTTCACGCGGAACACTTCGAGCCGGGCCATCCATTGCAGCTCGATGGCTAGGGTGTTCGAGCCCAGCCGAGCGCTGAACGTCTGCGCGGGAATGGCTTGGACGGCCACTTTATATCGACTCATGGGATCACCTCGACCGATGCATCACCAGTGGCTACCATGGGTGCACCCTGCGTAGTTACCGTATCGTTTTTCATGAGCTGATCCGCCGAGGTGACCCCCTTGCCAACGTTTCTGTTGACTGTTTCTTTGGTGCCAATGATTCGAGTTTGCTGCAACTCAGCGATGAAGATCAGACCCTCCTCATCTTCAGGCCTGGTTCTCTGATCCAGCCGCAAGAGGACCATGTTTTCCATGTCCTCAAGGCCGGTCGACAGAGTGAATCTGGCTCGGCTTTCAAGAAGCTTTGAAAGCGCCTCCCATGCAGTTTTTGCTCGCGTCGCGTCACTTCCGGAAAGCAGGTAGGCCGACACCCCGCTGATTGCCGCCCCAGCAACACCGCCGACTGCCGTAGCGACTGCGCCGACGCCCATCATGCCGATGTCGTTCAGGTCCAGGCCGAGAGGGGTATTTGAGACGGCCCCCGTCAGCAGGTAGCGGTTCGGCAGAAGGATCGCGTGGTCGTTCATGTTGGCGCCGAACTCAACCGGAAACTGAGTCAGGTAGACCGACTTGCTGGTGATCCCCTCAAGCTTGGCGTCAAACTCCAACTGGTTAATTTTCGGCAGGGTTTTGGAGAAGATGCTCATCAGGCTCATTTTTCAGGGCTCCTGAAGTCCTGCATCGTTTGTTCGGTGAGGTTGCTCAGCTGCTCGGTGTAGAGCTGCTTGACCTTCTCGGTGTCGGCACCGTGGATATGGAACTGGCGGTTGTCGGTGTAGGCAGGCTGCGCTGCCGGCGCCGCCTGGCTAGGCGACTGGGTCGCCGATGGCTGGCTTGGTGGTTGCACGACTGCGCCAACCGAATATTCGGGAGGCGGCTTTCGGTGGGACTCAAGCCATGTTTTCGCCTGATCCAACATGCTTTCTTGCGGCCTTCCAGACTGCTTCAGCTCTTTCTGGACCCTGGCCCAGACAACGGGGTCGCTTAGATCAACAGCTGGAGCACTGGATGCCTGAGCGTCTTTAGGGGCTGAGCGACCGTAGGTGTCAGCCATTTCACCGCGACGCTCAGCCTCACCTTCAAGATCCGCGGGCCGCTCGTAGTATTTCGATACGACTCCCGCCGCCTCGGAAGGAGTAGCGGCCACGCGGAGCTTGTCGCCGGCCGCCTTCTCCTTGCCGCGAGTGAGTTCGTGATTGATAAACTCAAGCTGCTCCACGCCTGAGGCCTGGCGGATGTCTTTGCCGGAGAACTTGGCAAAGTCCGCCTGACGATCTGGATGCCACTGAGCCAAGCCGTAAGCCTGGCCGCCGTCACCCTCAACGTCATGCTTGAAGCCGCTTTCCTGCTCAATGTTGGCGGTGATGCCCATCGCCTGCTCTTCCGTCCACCCCTTGGACCTGAAGAAATCAATGGTCGCGCCCGCCGCCTCGGTGCCGCCTTTTTTTAGCTTGTTGTTCAGCAGATCCGCGTCTTCGCCCTCGTTCAGCTTGCTTGAATAGAAGAGTGCCGCCGCAGTGCTGCCGGCAACTGCCAGCAAGGAAGCGCCACCCGCGGCCGCCGCAGCACCGCCAGACGCTCCGGCGCCACCCAGACCGATAAGCGCGCGTAGCGCCGCCAATCCCTTGAGCGCAGCGCCACCACCCATCAGCGCCATGGCGATCGATACCAGCTCAATGTTGTCAGCCAGGCCGCCAAAGAACTCCTTCAGCCCCGAGTCGACCAGGTCCTTGTTGTCGCGGTAGAAGGCGACGAAGTCCTCGGCCATATCGGCAAAGGCCGGGGCTAGCTCGCCGGCAATGGTGTTACCGATGTCGGTGAATACCAGGTCCAGCTCACTGCTCACCTTGGTCAGGCGGGCCGAATCCTCGATCTGCTTCTGGGTCATCACGGCAAGCTTCCCGCGTGAATCCAGCTGCTTTTCGACCTCGTCACGGCCACGCATCAACAGGCGCACGGTTGAATCATCCAAGCCCAGGGCCTGACCAGCCAGGCGCTGATTGAGCTCGCTCATGTGCTCGAACTCGCCGGCAATGTTGGCCATTGCCTCGGCCGTGTCCTGCGCGCCGATGATGGCGTCGGGATTGAGCCCAAGCTTTGCCACGTCACCAAACCATCCAGTGTTCCCGGTGATTGGCGAGGCCATCAGATCCTGCATCTTCTGCATGGCTGCAAAGGCGTCCGAGGCGCTACCGCCTTGAGCCGTGAGCGCCTGGCCGAGCGCCTGCACGTTCTGCGTGCTGAGCCCGGTCAGCTTGTTGAAATTGTTCAGCTCGGTACCGGCGTTTTTGAAGTCGCCGACCACCTTGTCGATGGCCAGCTTGCTCGCCAGCACGGCGCCGAGCTGCAGGGCCGATTTGGTCAGGCCGCCGAACGCCGTCTCGCCCGCCTGGAACGACTTTTCGTCGACCTTGAGGCCGAGCGCGATGAGAAACGATTCCAAGACCTTCACGGCCGGCTCCTTGAAAATAAAAAAGCCCCGCGAGTGCAGGGCTAGTTTTGGCGATTGGCTTCGGCCAGGTGGCGGGCGTAGATCATTTCATCCATGACCAGATTCGCCCGCTTGACCCAGCCGAGCGAATAGGTGCCGTCCTGCAGGTCTTTGTAGGTGCATAGCGGCGGGCACAGACCGGGGATTCCGGTGCATGGTCGCCACAGCTCCCAGTCGACCGCCGGGTTTAGCCGGGCTCCTGACTCGAACCCACCACCTCGGCTGAATCGGTAGATTTCTGGAAGAGGGTCAGGAGACCGGTAAAATCCTCGAAGACGTTACCGAG